AGTCAAAAGCTGCCGCTCAAGAAGCTGCAGCAGCTGAAGTCAAAGCCAAAATTCAAGTCACACGAGTAGCAACAGAAGTTGAAAAAGCGATAGCGGCGGCTGAGCTTGAAATTACTACCAAAATCAACGAAGAGAAAACAAAAATTGAGCTGATCGCCAAAGCAAAAGCTGCAGACATCGCCAAAAAGTTACAGGCAAAACTTGACAAAGCTTTAGGTGTGCCTGAGTCGCTGAAGATCAAAGCACAAGAAGCCAAGAAAGAAGCCCTTGTGGCAAAAGACAAAGTCGATGAGCTAACAGCAAAAGCCCAAAAAGCAAAAGAAATCGCTGATATGGCAGCACGGCTCTTGGGACTAAAAGATTTAGTGTCTCCTGAGTATTTTGTCGCTGAGATTGACAAAGCAAAAGCGGTGCGGCTAGCCGCCGAAGCCGACAGCAAGCGAGCCATCGAAGCATTTGAGGCTGCAAAAAAGAAAAAGTCTGAATAATATTGGCCATGCTGTCAATTTCAAGTCGCGCCCTTGGATCGCCAAAGTCTCTTAATATTGTGAATGATGTGATCTCATGGGGGCCAACACCTGAGGGAAGCTGGGTGCTTGGTGATCCACGATCACCTCGATCTGTTGAAGCATTAATGGAAACAGCAGGTCGTCCGGCACCGTGTCCAATTCCAGATGAGTATTTAGCTTCTATGGAAGGCATCGCACGAGGACAAATTCCTTGGCCTCTTATTATTCCATCTGGCATTATTGGCGAGCATATCAGAATGATCTCAATGCAAGTTGATGATGCGATAGACAAGCTCGGTAATTACGCAGAGGTTCTTACAAAAGGCCGCCGCATTCTTTGCAAGCTGCAACAAAGCAAGATTGATATTTCGGCTCTTAGATCATGTCAAGAAGCTTCGACAATTGGATCTATTGATAGCTTTGAACCTGGATCAAACTTAACATGTGATCCTCCGATCTATTCACATGCAACAGCAACAGGTCGTCTTATCGTTAAAGAAGGACCGAAGATTTTGACTATTCAGAAAGAGCATCGCCGTGTGCTTTCAAGCAGATTTCCAGGTGGCAAGATGATGCAGGTCGATTTTGTTTCCCTTGAACCACGTGTCCTCCGGCTTCTCAAGACAGGTGAGTCACCTGTGGATCTTTATGCTGACTTGCTAGAGAGAATTGGCGGCGGTGTCTCACGTCGCCAAATCAAAGTTGCAGTTCTCCGGAGCCTCTACGGTTCATCTAAGGCAGGAATTAATGATGAAATTGGTGTAATAGGACCAAAGCTGATCCGAGAAGTTGATGATTATTTTGGGCTTAAAAACTTAAAAGATAGGCTTCATCAACAGCTGACCATGAAAGGTCACATAAAGAGTCATTGGGGGCGTCCGCTTCGTGAAGCAATTGATGATCATTTGTTGGTTTCACATTTTACACAATCAACAGCCGTTGATGTTTCGCTGATTGGCTTCAGCATGCTTTCAGATAGGCTTATTGCTAATGACATTGATGCAATTCCGTGTTTTATTCTGCATGATGCTTTGCTGCTAGACACATCACCGCATCACATGGAAAAGCTCAGACATATTGTTGCTGAAGGCATTGAGATCGACGGTTTAGGCCATTTCGAAGTTTCTCTCACGCCTGCATATTTAGAAGCAGAGGAATCTTAATGGCAAGCGTGCTCAGGCAAAAATTCACGGTAAAATATCCTAGATTTAGCTCACCGCCATCCTGGGTAAGCTCAAATGATCTTGGCTATGTGTCAGAAAGAACACCAGGTGATCTGATGAATCGACTTGGAATTGGAAGTTTTATAGGATCAGGAAATGATGTTATTCAAGACGTTGCAAATTATTTGGATGCAGCTTTCAAGACCAGCATACTTTCAGGCCTTTTCATGGATGTTATTCAGAGAAAAAACGCCGTTGAATTCACGGCATCATCTGACATGTATGGTTCAAGTTCGGGAGGCGCAATCATGCTCAAGTTCATCAAAGCTTTGCTAGCCGACGCCGATAAAGCTGGTAGGATCGCCATGCCAGGAAAGACTTATGTTGATACCACATCTGACGGAAAGCGAGTTATTGTGAGTTTTGTTCTATAAATAAAGACTTGTAATATTACAATAATCACATGATGAACGAACGAGAACTTACTGACCTCTGGACTGCATACGTTAAACTGACCGACAAGATCACCTCACATGGTGATGGTGTCTCAAAGCTGCTTGGTGGGCTTGGTGAAAGGATGCTAATGTGTCCGGCTGAGCCTCGAAACGACAGCCCTGGATGTGAGCCTGGCGGCCTGATTCAACAGGCCATCGCTGTTACCAAGGGAATGAAGCGTATCAATGATCTATTCGAGATGGGCGCCTCCAACGAGTCCATCTTGACTGTGGGGCTCTTTCATGAGATTGGAAAAGTTGGAACTTTGGAAGAACCATACTTCTTGACCGAAGATGAGAACTGGCGTCGTGAGAAGCATGGCTCTTTCTACAAAGTCAACGATAAGATCTCCAGGATGACTGTTCCTGAAAGATCAATCTATTTGCTTCAGAACTTTGGAATCGCCCTCCATGAAGATGAGTTCTTAGCTGTTCGTGGTCCTGGACGCCAGCCTGATTGGGCAGAGACCCGCCTCTTTCCAACAGCTGAGCCTACCCTTAGCATCTTGTTGCGCTCTGCAAGAGATATTCTAGTAAGAAAGCTTTGAGCGCAATAGTTATGTTTGAGGTAAAAATGGACAGAATCGAACTTCGTAGACTTGTGATCGAGGCGCTTGAAGAGATGAGCTCCTGCTCTGAGTGTGGTGCGATGTACGAGCGCGGCTCTGCGCACATGTGTGACGGTCGCGATGATGAGCTCGATGAGTTCTCTGGTGCAGGAGCTGTTGCAGGCTACACAATGCCTCTTGGCATGCGTCCTCCGGGTCCTCGCCGCGATAGCATCATGAATATCGCCCACCGCAGCTTTGGCGGTCTGCCCGGTAGACATACAAAGCGCAATAAGCGCTGAAAATACAAACAAAACACATTAAAATTTTCCTATATTCTGGCTCTTAAGGCGGGATATAGGATAAACCCGCAGAGGGGAAGCGAAAGCCGAAACTCTGCATTTTCACAATCAATCAATCAATCATAACAAGGAAACATAAACACATGGCAATAGATCTAGAAGCAATCCGTCGTAAGCTTGGTGAACTCTCTGGTAAGAACAACAAGCGTGACCAACAGTGGAAGCCTGAAGAAGGTAAGGAATATACGGTTCGTCTGCTGGCATTCCCTAACAATGATGGACAACCGTTTATCGATCGTCATTACTACTATGGCATCGGTAACAGCCCCGGCATCCTGTCTCCGTTTCAGTTCGGTAAGCCCGATCCTATCAAGGAGCTCCGTTCCAAGCTCTATGATGAAGGCAGCCAGGCAAGCAAGGATTTGGCAAAGACTGTAGCACCTAAGATGCGCACTTTTGCCCCTGTCATTGTTCGCGGTGAAGAAGACAAGGGCGTCCGTGTCTGGTCGTTTGGTAAGATGGTCTATCAGGACATCTTGAACCTGATGCTTGACGAGGACTACGGTGACATCACTGATCCTCTTGAGGGCCGTGACATTCGGGTCTCTGTCACTAAGATGCCTGGTAAGCAGTATGCCGATACCAAGATCTCGCCACGCGCCAAGGTAGAGCCTCTTAGCCGTGATCGTGATCAGGCAAAGAAGTGGCTTGACACCATTCCTGAGGTTGATACTGTTGCAAACTTGAAGTCTTATGATGAGATTGAAAAGCTTGTTAATGACTGGATCAACGGCGGCTCTACTGGCTCTGACTCTGGTACAAGCCGTGGTGGTAACAGCAGCGGTAGCAACAGCTCTTCAGATAGTGGAAATTCTCGCGCCGTTGATAAGCTTGCCGCATTCGATGAGGATGAGCCTCGTCCCCCAAAGAAAATGGGTGGAGATGGTAAGGCTGCCGAGAAGAAGCTTGCAGACGCATTTGCTGACTTAGATAACGATCTCTTCTAAGATCTGCATCTTCTAAAATTTGCAAGGGGTGGGGGGAAATAAAGTCCTCTCACCCCTTGCAAATATCATGACTTATACATTAAAATTCTCAAGGAGAAAAAATGGCCAAGAAAGACACAGCCTCACAGGCAAACAAGACAATTGCTGATGATTTTACCACTGAACTAATCACATCTCTCAACAAAGATCATGGCTCTCGAATTGCATACAACTTATCGGTTGATACTTCACCGGCACACGTCAAGCGTTGGATCTCAAGTGGATCCAAGCAACTTGATTTGATCGTCTCGAACAGGGCCAACGGTGGCCTTCCAGAAGGGCGAATTGTGGAAATCTTTGGTCCACCGTCGATTGGCAAGTCTCATATCGCCACCCAGATTGCACGCTCCACCCAGCTAATGGGTGGCATTGTGGTCTACATCGACACTGAGAACGGCACCTCAGTCGAGAATCTGGCAGCCCTAGGCGTTGACGTCAGCAAGCGATTTGTCTATGTCGACACCCACTGCACCGAGGAGGTGCTTGGGATCGCTGAGCAGACGATCCTGAAGGCGAAGGCCATGGCAAAGGATGTTCCGATCACCATTGTCTGGGACTCGGTGGCAGCCAGTTCACCGAAGGCTGAGCTGGAAGGTGCCTATGACAAGGACACCATCGGTCTCCAAGCTCGTGCGATCTCGAAGGGCATGCGAAAGATCACCGGTGTCATTGGCGACCAGAACGTTCTCTTCGTCATCCTCAACCAGATCAGGACCAAGATTGGTGTCATGCACGGCGATCCGACCACGACTCCTGGCGGAATGGCTATCCCATTCCACGCTTCTGTCCGACTCAAACTCGGGGCCGGTTCCCATATTGAGAACAAACAAGGGGAGGCAATTGGCATCAATGTCTGGGCAAAAACCATTAAGAATAAGGTGGCGCCTCCATTCCGTAAGGTGGAGTTTCGTATCATTTTCGGTAAGGGCATTGAAGAGCATGAGGAAGTCTTTGATGTACTTCGAGAACACGGACCTGATATGATCAATGATCATGAAGTTATCTTTGAAGGAACAGGCGCTTGGAAGACAATGCGTGTCACCAATGAGAAGAACGAGAACATCATTGAGAAGAAATTCCATAAGTCTGATTTCGGCGATATGTGGAAAGATCCACTGTATAAGTCTTGGATTGATGGACTTCTGGAAAAGGCACTGATCAGAACTGCTGTTAGCACTGCAGACCTTGATATCGATTCTGAATCTTATGAAGAGATGAGAGCTCTTCGTGATCAACTTGTCGGTGCAGACATCGACCCGGAGGCCTAAATGCTCGGAGGAAGACCAACACTCCTGCTTGACGGCTTAAACTGTTTTACGCGACATTTTTGTGCAAATCCGACGCTGGGAGCAAATGGACAGGCTGTTGGTGGGATAGTTGGCTTCCTCAATGAGCTCGGGCAGAAAGTTGACTTTCTTAACCCGCATCGTGTGATTGTCGTCTGGGAGGGAGGTGGCTCCACCAGGCGACGTGCCCTTTTCTCTGAGTACAAGGCAAAGAGAAAGCCACAGAAGCTCAACAGATACTACGAGGGTGAGATTCCTGACACAGTCGGCAATCGCAACTGGCAGGTCGCAACGCTTGTCCAGATTCTGAGGCTTCTCCCAGTCCAGCAGAGCTACGTGACAGACTGCGAGGCCGATGATGTCATCGCCTACGTTGCCAGGTATCGCCTGAAGGATGATCCATGCGTCATCATGTCATCCGACAAAGACTACTACCAGCTCCTTGACGATCGTGTCAGGATCTGGAGTCCAACATCAAAGTCTTTTGTTATCGCCCCAGACGTCCTGTCCCGGTTTGGCTGTACAGCTGGCAATTTTGTCACAACTCGATGCTTTGTCGGTGATGTCTCGGATGGGATTCCAGGTGTCGATGGAGCTGGCTGGAAGACCATGGCTAAGCGATTCCCAGAGGTCTCTGGGGACACTCAACTGAGCCCAGACGATGTGATTGGTATGGCACAAGCCAGGGCCTCCCAGAAGGGCCCCCAGGTACTCAGAAACATATCCGATAGCGCTGCGCTCGCAAGGCTGAACTGGCAGCTGATGAATCTCGATGTCAGCTCGCTGTCTGGGACCCAGGTCGGAAAAATTGATTCTGGTCTTGAGCTCTTCAAGCCAGAGGCGAACAAGATGGAGTACCTGCGCTATATTGTCAAATCCGGCATCAACAACTTTGATCGTGAGAGGGTGTTTTCACAGCTCTCACTTCACCTACTCCATACTTAATACAAGATGCACAATAGACTGAACAGCCTGGAAGCACGCATGGTGTGGCCGATCAGC